TAAACTAAAAAGCCCTGTAAAGCTTCATAGGCTCTACAGGGCTTCTTTTATTATATGTTGTAAAAGCTACCAATACTAAATCTTAAACAAGCTAAGTGTATCACAACTCCTGTAAACTCCAATATAACCCATTCTCCATCCTCATGTATCCCCCACATAGGTTTATTAATAGTATGTCCTATACCAACGTTAAAACCGTTGTATAAGGCTATTGTTATTACCACTCCCAATCTCCTTCCATGCCTTTTGCGCTGTACTCGGTAACACTAGTCTCAAAGAAATTGTCATGTGATGTTGTCGTGATCAGCGGCTCAAGCCACGGCAAAGGATTCTTTTTAACTCCAAAGTTCCCTTTCAAACCTAGCTGAATTAGCCGTCTATCTGCAATGTAGCGGATGTATTGTTTAACTTCACAGCCTGTTAAGCCTTCTACATCTCCCATCTCGTATGCTAAATCAATCACTCGGTCTTCTAAGACTACTGCCTCTCGTACCATACCATATATTTGCTGTTTGAACTCATCATTAACAATACTTGGATGTTCTTCACAAAATACACGAAACAGCTTGGTCATTCCGTCAGCATGTAGAGTCTCATCTCGTATAGACCACTGAACAATCTCTCCCATACCTTTCATCTTACCAAATCGTGTGTAGTTGATCAGCATTACAAAGGCTGAGAATAATGACATACCCTCATTGATAGCACTCCTTGCTACTGCTTGGGCAAGTCCTGAGTAGCTCGTTGTGTTGATGTTCCCCATGAACTCTAGTTTGTCTTTCATCTCGTCTACGTCTGTGAAAGCACTGAACTCTTCTTCTGGTAATCCTAGCGTGTCGTTTAATAATGCATAGCTCCGTTGGTGTGTAAACTCACGATTAGCAAATGATGCTAACATAGCACGTATTTCGTTGTTCTTAAACCTAGGCAAATATTGTTCTATATAGTTTGTACCAACTGCTACGTCACTCTGTGTAAACAAGCGTAGAATTTGTGTAATATGGTTCTTTTCTACATCTGTGAGCTTTGTCTGCCACTGTGCAACATCGTCTTGTAGCTTGGCTTCCCATTCCCCCCAATGAAGTTGTTCGTGCTGTGTTGCAAAGTCTACAGCCCAAGGGTATTTGAAAGGTTTATATGCTGTGTTCGTTTCTAATAAGCTCATAATCTTTCCTCTAATGCTTTCCAACTAATCTTAAACTCAGGCGCAATAGCCTCTTTCAACATCTCTGCAAACTCTCTAGCTTCTTCTTGCGCTCCTTCACCACTACGTAGGCTGTACACATGGAAGAAAGCCAGTAGGTTGCCTGACCAAATGAAGTTAACCATCATAGACTGTGGTAGTATCATACGTGCCATCTCAGGTGCTACGTTGTTATCTAACATCTCTTGGTAGAGCTGTTTAACTTTAGAAATGTACAGTGCATAGTGTCCTTGTGCAGTAATCTCTGTATTCCCCATGATAGACTTATATTTCTCAAAACTATCAACTACCCCTTCGCTCCCTTGCTTAATAGACTTATCAGGCCTTGCTCGCCACTGTTCAGGTATGTAAAACTCAGGCATGTAGTCAATGTAACGTCTGCTTTCCTCATTCCATGTTAATCCTGCTTGGTGCTTCATAAGCTGCCGTGCTAAAAATAAAGGAACTTCACATCGTAACTGTACAAAGTTATGGCGGAATGGTGTGTCGTGTCTGTGCTTTGCTAGGTAGCTAATTAGCTTCTCGTCTTTAGCTTCTAAGGTTTCTGTCTCTACGTTAAAGCTAACTCTTGCGCTGTTCACTACGCTCAAATCACCACCACTACTGTCTATTAATTCTACTTTCATTCTTATCTCCTAAGCACACATACGTACACACGTTTTAGCCTTTTGTGTGTACATACGTGCTGTTATGTTAGCCTAACCTTGACAGCTTAAGCATTCTTCTGCTTCAGTGCTTTCATAGTCCTTCAGAGCCTGTCTAACAACTTGGCTACCTACTTTATCAGCTGTATGTCCTGCTGTAGTACGTAGATAATACAAGCCCTTCAAACCATCTCTATAAGCCTTCAAATGCACCTTGTTAACATAACTCTTATCAACCCCTTTACCAAAGAACAAGTTTACACTTTGTCCTTGACATACAAACGGCTGACGCTTAGCTGCATGTTCTACTACCCATAGTTGGTCTATTTCAAAGCTAGTCTTAAACACGTTCTTCTCATGGTCTGTTAAGCTGTTTAGATGCTGAACACTCCCATCTTGAGACATGATAGACTTCCATGTTATTTCGTTGTCCATATCTTTAGAATCTAATAAGCTTTGTAGCCATTTGTTTTTAATTACATCAGCTCCTGCTCTAGTTCTATGTGTATAGATGTTAGCTTTAATAGGCTCAATAGATGCTGAACAGCCACATATAATACTACTGTTAGCATTAGGAGCTATAGCAATAAGGTGAGCATTACGTACTCCACTGCCTTTACCATCTGGACACTCTCCTCGATGCCTTGCTAAACTTCTGGTGGCTTTGTGGGCTTTGTCAGAAATGTTCGTAAATATCTTATAATTTTCTGAACTCGCTTGCCAACTCTCCCACGCAATGTCTTTAGACTGTAAGTAACCATGAAAACCCATAGCCCCAATACCAATAGAACGTTCGCTACGAGCGGAATAAACTGATTTGTGCATATCTTTAGGCGCATGTTGTATAAACTCCTCTAATACATTGTCTAAAAAGACTACTAAGTCTTCTACCATTTCTGAGTCTTTCCACTCATCATACTTCTCTAAGTTAACAGAAGACAAGCAACATACAGCAGAACGCTTGGAATCAGTTGGTAAGTGTATTTCGTTACACAGGTTACTACCATGTATACGCAAACCAAGCTTCTTCTGGAAGGCTGGCAAAGCCTTGTTGGCTGTGTCAATGAAGTTTAAATAAGGACTACCAGTCTTAAATCGCGCTTCTAACACTCGTTGCCATAGTTTCCTAGCCTGTACAGTATCTACAACCTGTTTAGTTGCTGGGCATATTAACTGCCACTCGCTGTTTAGCTCTACAGCCTCCATAAACTTGTCTGATATGTTAACAGCGTTGAACAAATTAAAGCACTTACGGTTGACGTCTCCGCCTGTAGGTAGCTTGAAGTTGATGAACTCTACAATATCAGGGTGTGACATGTCTAAATAGGCTGCATAGCTGCCTTTGCGTGTTCGTCCTTGCTTATAGGCAGTCATTTGTGCGTCTGTTACTTTAAGCATTGGTAGTACACCTACGCTCTTGTCCGTGATCCCTCGCACAGCGTCCCAATGACCTCCTACACCCCCGCCTTTAACACTAAGCCATGCTACCTCTGCGTGATGTTCTATCAGTCCTTCTACTGTATCAGGCACATAACTTAGGAAACAGCTAATAGGTAGTGCCTTATGTGAGTCTCCTTGTTTAGGTGCGTTGCTTAGGATGGGTGAAGAGAACATAAACCATTGTTTGCTGACGTAGTCGTAGATGCGTTGAGCAAGTCCTGCATCACCACCGCAATAAGCCTGTGCAGCTCTAGCATAAGCTTGTTGTGGGCTTGTCTCTTCGTTTGTCATGTAATAGTCTTTGAGTAACTTCATAGCCTGTATAGACAGTAGATTGTCTCTTGAGACATCAATATTAATCATCTAGTGCTTCCTTAAATTTGTTATAATTTGTGATGATAAAATCTTCGTAAGTTTCTACTATATCATAGCTATTCAGGTCTAGTAGTTCAATTAATGTTATTTCGTCTAGACTTGTTAGTCTTTCTTTTAGTTCTTCTATTGTCATATAATATGCTCAATAAGTTTACCAAGATAGACTTCAGCCTTATGTAGGTCTTGTACGCCTCCTTTGTGTTCAAACCTACTAATGTATTTGATAACATTACCTTGTAAGAAACCTTTATAAGCCTCTTCAGACATTGTAGCTTCCATGTATTCCCAAGGTTGGATTTTGTTGTCGTAATGTGTTGGTGTCATTTCTTTTTCCTCTCCTCTTTGGTCTTCTTCTTATGACATTCTTTGCACATAATCTGTAGATTGTCAGCCTCACAGAACAACCTTTCTACAAAGCTAGGCAGGTCTGTGTATTTGTTTAGACTGCCTGCTGGAATCATGTGGTCTACTTGTACGTCACTACCTTTAAACCTCCCTTTACACTCAACACATTCGTATTCAAACCTTGTACGCTTGTCTGTTCCGCTGTACGGCAGTTGTTTACTCTTTGTGAACTGGTGTTTCACAGGATAACGTGACCATGCCCCTCGTAACGCTGAACGGATAAAGGAGAAGTACCTAGCTTCTGTCCATGTATTACCTGCTCTGCACTTCTCTCCACGTTTAGCCATGTTTCAATCCTTTCTTATCTAAGTAATTGATAAAGCTGTCGTCTTTTGAGCGTAACATATATAATAAATGCCCATTCTCAACAGCTCTTTCCATACCTAACTTATCCACAACTACAGACCACTGCTCTTCTTCTGTTAAGTCTTGCAAGAGTGCTTTAGCCTTCACCTTGCCAATCCCTCTAACGCCTATAATGTTGTCTATTCTATCTCCTTCTAAGAACTGACAGAAGAATAACAACCTACATTGTTCTTCCTTAGTGTAGTATAGGTCTTTCTTAACGAAGTTATAATGCCACCCTACGCATTGGTCTAAGTCTTTGTCGAGTGTAACGATTACAGAGTTATCACCTTCCTCCTCTTGTCTGATTGCTAACATATCATCAGCTTCCATACCTTCTACCACCACTGCATCCCACTTAGCGACTAAATAGTCTCGTAACGCTTGGTAGTGTTTAGGCTTTTCAGACTTTCGATTACCCTTGTAAGGTGCTGTTTTAGCTATATCAATACGGAAGTTATTTCTTCCTGTAAGGTATAGCTCATATTCAAACACATCAGGTAGTTCATAAGTGAGTAGGTTATCTAAAAAGCTTTGCAACCTCCTTGTTGCGTAGCTCTCCTCTTCATCGTTAGTGACACTCCCCACTCTATAGATAAGGATGTCACTGTCAATGAGTGCTATCATTACAAGATGTCTAGATCGTCGTCGACACCTGCACCTACAAGGTTTGGTGAGTATTCTACTAGCTTGGTTATAACCAGTTTACTTAGCTGCGGGAAGCTTCCGTATTTGTTGCTGTAGCTATCGATAACTGCTATACACTCTGAACCGTTACCAACAATATCACCGTCAACTGCATTACCTTCCGTGTCATAAGCACGTATGCTGTTTAGAGACTTGCATGTAATTTTGTTACCTTGGTCTTCTCTCTTGTAGATTTTAAGACCTAGTTTATCTGTGAGTGCTTCAGCGGCTGGGTCAGATAGTTGTGTTAGACTAACTTCATACTTAGGGTTGTCAGCATTGAAACGATCGTTAACTTTGGTTAAGTATGGGTACATGATTACTGCTTTTACTTTTACTGGCTGTGTCATATTAATAATCCTCTATGGGGGTTGGGTGGTTTCTTACTTTCTATACTATTATTATAGCATTTATATGGCAATCTGTCAATGTTTTATTTAAGGTTAGTGTGTATCTAACCAACTCTTGCCAATGGCATACTCGGCATCTACTGGCATTCTAAACTTCAAAGCCTCACCAGCCTTTATAGCTGCTGCTACCATAAGCTTACCTGCTAATTCAGCCTGTGAAGGGGGAACACTTGCTTGTATCTCGTCATGTACCATAGCTACCATCTTAAACTGTACGTGATTCTCTCGCATTAGCTTGTGTACCTCTACAATCCACTGCTTGGCTATGATAGCTCCACAAGACTGTAACAGCATGTTCAATGCGCTATGCTCACTACGTATCAATATCTGCCTGCCGTCCAATCCTATTATATAGCCCCTCTTAGCAAGTCGTTGTACTTTCTGCATAAGTGCATCAAGTTTAGGTACGTTGGTTAAGAACTGTTTCTTAAGTTTATTACCTGCCGTAGCTCCTTTACCAACAATGCCACCTAGTTTCTCACCACCTGCTCCGTACAAGAAGGCGTAGATAAATGTCTTAGCTTGTTTACGTGTTTCTAAGCCTGCTGCTTTCTGGTTTGCTGTGTGTATATCCCCTTCTAATATCTCTCGTGTATATGGGTCGTCCTGCATGTAATGTGCTAAACACCGTAACTCAATACCTGATAAATCAGCACCAACTAACACATGACCCTTATCAGGAATGAATAGCCTTCTACATTCTTCACCATACATAGAGCTAGTGCTAGGTACTTGACCTAAGTTAGGCGAGTGATGAGCCATACGGTTAGTTATAGCTCCACACGTAATAACCTTACCATGTATCTTACCGTCCGGTGCTATATTCTTGAGCCATGACGACAAAAAACTAGCTGTCTTTTGTAGTGTTAGGAACTCAGCGATAAACTTAGCTTCTGATAAATCTATCTTACTTAGAACTGTCTCGTCTACTTTAGCTTGTCCGCTGTCTGTAAACTCTTTAGGTGTCCATCCCAGCGACTGTAAGCGTTCCCCTATCTGTTTACGACTGCCTACATTAAAGCGTGTTATTTTGTCTTTAAGTCTTTTACCAGTCTTTTCAGATATGCGCTGTTCGACAATAGGCGGAAACACATCATGCATTCTACTTTCAATATCAGCCATTTTATCTGCAATTTCAGCTTGTAGTATTGTAGCTTGTTGATCATCAAAGTTGAAACCATTGCGCTCTTGTCTACTAATCTCAATTTGCACTGCATGTTCAAGTTGTAAAGCTTCTTCATACTTCCCCCATGTTTCTAAGCTGTTGGTTAGGTCTTTATAGACTTCTACATTCAAGTTAACGTCTTGCTTACAATAAGTAATCATCTCATCTGTCAGACCACCGTCAAAGTCTGTGAAGTCCCCTTTCAATCCTATGTTAAACCCCTTGGCTTCAAGTAACTTACCCCAGTTCTTAAGTGAGTGGCCTCCTTCACGAATAGGGTTTTCTAAGCGTGACATAACAAGAGTATCTACAGCTTTGCTACGGTGTACGCTAATACCCCATACTTCACGTAGTATAGGGAAGTCAAACCCTATCACATTGTGTCCTATTAGTTGGTCATAGTCACTACACATGCTGACTAGCTTTGCAGGTGTGCGGTGTATAATAACCTCACTTGTGTCTACGTCCTGCGTCACTACACACCATATAGTGTCATGAGCCATATTTGTCTCTATATCAATTACTAGACGTTTCATT